AAAGTTTAAAGTTAGCACCATCCCAGAAATCAAAAGGATTTGGAATAGGTGTAACATCAGGGAATTCTGGTTGCATAACATCTTTAATTTTATCAAAGATCTTTTTACCAAACTTGTAAATAAAGACTTTGCCTTCATTTTCAGGGTTAGCAGGATCTTCAACAATTAGGATATTAGCCCAATAATTCAAGCGTCTTTTTTGTTTACGAGCGATCTCTTTGTTAGACTCGACACCAGAGTTCCATAGTTCAGAGTTTAATTCTGAAACAGGATCTGCTTTGTTAAGAGTTGTGAGAGAGTTCTCAATATACCATTTTCCCCCAGGGCCTTGAAAGCCATGGTTGAAAACTCTAACCCAAGGTACATCAGTATCTCCTGCTCCTTTAGAGAGGGGCAAGAATCTAATAACGGCATAACCGTTACCTGCTGTATCTACTGTGGGTTTCCATTCCCTGTCATCTCCTTTATTAAAATTCGATTTAGGGCTTGTGATTTTTTCGACTTCCTTCATTAAGTTATCGAAATTGCCTCGTGTCTTACGAAGCTCTGATAGTGTATTAAACGACATATATATTCTCCTGTGTATTGCGTTGTATAGCGTTATATTTTTAATGTATTAGAACTATTTCTAGTCCTAGCAATCTTATTTATAAGATCTAGATGCTTTAGATACAGTTTTTTGGTACTATTGTCTACAAATGGTGTATATCGTTGTATCGTTAAACATGTATCATTTAATATTAAATCATTAGCATAGTCTTGTATAAAGTTCAATTCACGATTTAATATAACGACGGTTTCTAATGTTATAAGTTTACCCAATAACATTTTTAGTAATAAAGGATGACCGTCACCAGTTGTTGCATCCTCTATGTTATCAGAATCCATCCGTTCTAGAATAGATTCTAAATCTTGTTTGAAACGATAAGACTGAGAGTTTTGTCTTGCCTTCCATTCTTTATATACATCAATTGCATTAGAATCAAAAGGCTGTCCTCCAAACTTATCCCCATTAGCAAAATTAGATACAATAATATCTATTACTTCTTGCCTTTGAAATTTTTCTGTTAACTTTTTAAACATAATTACAATAGCAGATTTTGACTGATACTTGGCAAAGGGCATGTTTGCTGTATAGTTAGAATTTTTTATATCAAATCCTTTGCCTGTTCTACCATGAAAGTGTGCTCTAATGGATAAGTATATATTGTATGCCTCATAGTCTTTATTCACAAAATAATTTTCATCCATTAACCTAACTCCTCTTCTTCCCAACCACTATTCATATAACATTCAAACGATCCCTTATCAGGTGCATAGGTTTTATTGATATAATCTAAACCACTTAAATGTGCATATTCTTCCATAGTTCTTATCGTACCTAAACCATATTCTTCATAATCATTACCTGCTAATACATAGTTTGTTCTTTCCTCTCCTAAACGCCCTAGTTTCTCAGATTTTCCATGATCTTTTGCATCCCAGATACATTCTCTTTTAACTTCTATTCCTTCGCCATTGTACCAATGCCAAACAGGTGTCTCAGGAACATGAACTATATCATATCCTTTTGTAAACGATCTAAGTGCAAGTGTAGGTTCTTCTCCACTAAAGAATATTTTTGGATCGTATGGAACATCTAAAGCCCATTGCATTTCTGTAAAAACAAAACCGCCTGCAAACATAAACCCTTTGTATTGTTTAGGGTCAGCATCTCTAGCTATTGCTGTGGAGAATAATCCTGTATGAAATGGTTGAGATACTTTCATTACCTGAGTATGTGGTCCACCCTCAGCTTTTGGATATTTTTTAAAAATGTATTCTTCGTCTGTATTAAATCCTCTATCTCCCATTTCAATAACTTGAAACCCTCTAGGGTATCCTGTTATAACAGGTTTATCTATCCATGTCTTAGCTCTGTTGTATTCGTTAATTAAATATTCGTCCCAATTTTTTTCAAACAATATATGAGAATCTATCTGCATATAGATATCTTGATCTCCCATTAGTTCTTTTTGTATTCTAGATCTAGCCCAACATGCTCCTTGAGATTCTGAGGGAGGACATGAAACATAATTCATATTAAATTTGGAATCAAACTCTAAAGGTTTTGTAGTTTGATCTAGTATGCCAAATTCTAAAATGTTTTTATATTTAGCATTATCATAACAAGAATTGACTGTATGTTCCAGCATAAAATCTTGATACGACGCTATGGAAATAAATATTCTCATATAGGCAATTTAGCCTGTCTTTTTTCTTTAAGTAAATTTAGATCTAAAGCTTCTTCTTTTATCTTAGCTTTAAGATTAGTTGTAAGAAACTTTCCTACGCTTTCTATTTCAATATCTTTCTTAAGACAATAGTCACATATAATATCCATGTGTTGTGATCTTGTATTAAAAGCCATCTTTTCAATATATTGGGAAAACTCTGTAGAGGTATGAAACTCTTTGGTTACTAGAAAGATATCGCTTACTTTTTCCTTTGTCATCTCTATTGTGTTATCTACTACTACTCTTGGTGGCATCATTTTTATTCTCCTGTACCCATTGTTTAATATAATTATGTACATCGTGAGTAGACTCTATATAAGGAGTTTGACAGAAGGTACGCTCTGCCTCTCCTGGCCTATCAAATGAATGTACAACAGGAAAGTCAAAACAATCTGCTATAGATGAGATTGATCTAGGACTACCTGAGCCAAAGTGTGCTACGGAAGGTGAATTAGGATCTGCTAATAATTGTAGTATGCCTTGTACTACATCATCTACATGAGTAAAGTCTCTTTCCTTTTTTCCTGTTCCGTAAATTGTTAAAGGTTTACCTTGTAAGTAATCCATTTTAAATTTTCTAACCACTGTGCTGTATTCTCCATAGTCTGCTTCACCTGGTCCATATACATTGTAATAAAACATTAAAACATAATCTAAACTATATAATCTTCTGTACATGTCTAAAGTAGATTCACATACAACCTTACTAAAGGTATATGGGTTTCCCTGAGACTCAACATATTGTGTGCTTGAAGATGTAGAAAAGAATAATTTACAATTAAATATTCTAGCCCAATCTGCAACAGCGCATGTAGAACTTATATTGTTCACTATTGTTTCTGTGGGATATTCCAACGCTCGTCTAACTCTAGGTGAGTTTGCTAGATGAAATATTGCCACAGGCGGTTCTATTGAATTCACATGTGGATTAAAATTTACAACATCACATTTATGATATTCTACGCTGTTATGATTATAGAATACATTTCCTGTTCTGTTATCGTCCACAACGGTAACGCTAAATCCTTGATCGAGCAATCGCCTTGTGAGGTGTGATCCAATAAAACCGCACCCGCCTGTTACTATTACATGTGGTAAATCTGTTAACATGTGCGTATTATACGACCGTTGATTGCTTTAGTCAACATCTTTATAGAAGATATGGTTGTCTATCTTTATTGTTTCTGTGTATACCATAGACCATTTAGGTTTTACTTTAGGGCTGTGATACCACAATGAACCCTCTGTGAAGTCTTCTGTTTCGTATGTAAACATAACTTCTGCTATTAAAAGAATATCCTTGTAGCACTTCTCATCTTTTATTGTGTCTGGTTTACCATCACAATACCAACTAAATTGGCAAGAGTGAAGATCTATTCTTCCACTAGGATAATACTTAGTTTGTTTTACAACACCGCATATTGTATTAGGAAATCTTTCATCCTTCACTCTATTCAATGTTACAAGAGCCACAGCCATTCTTCCTGCTGTAGACTCACTCCTTGCTTCGTGGTATATATTCTGTGCTAAACATTCTATTTCATTTTGCTTAGCCTCTATACTCTCAGCATACATTACAAAAAATAATATTGGTAATGTTATCCATAACTTACGCATATGGTTCCCCCTTTATTAATCTACGTCTTCAGAAACTTTTTTATCCTTCTTTCGATTGTACTTAGTTTTATCCGGTACGACTGTGGCCTTGTTAAACAGTTTCGCATAACGGGCTACAGGATTGCGGAGTTTAAGTTTCTTTTTACGCATAATAGTATTTATTATACTTTCGTAGGGGGTAATTGTAAAGAGTCAAAAGGACCTTAATTGATAATTAACTTACCTGTCATAAAATCAACATAAGGGTCTACTCCGTTCGGACCTATCTCGGAAGGTCCTAAGGGATCTCTCCTTCAGTCGTTTTCTGTTGTTTTAACGGTAATGTCTAAGTCTTTGCCTTTTGGTGCTGACGCTGAGATATTAACATGTGCGCCACATCCAATGAGCATGAACATTACTGTGAATAATGCTATTCCTTTAGCCATCATTCTCTCCATTGCTGCTATAACTATATATAAGCGCAGACACAAAAATGGCGCCACTAAGGGCGCCATTCCGATCTATGAGCTAGATTAACTGGTATAATTATAGAATTCAATAACTGTATAACATACACCTAATATGGGTGTAAGCAAGACAATCATTCTTCCATAATAAAGATACATTCCTCTATTAAAAGATTTCATTAGAAACCTCCTATATAAGTACCGTAAATTATTCCTATTGGCAAAAGTAACGGAGCTATCATTATCGCTACTAATTGAATCGCATCGCAGAATAGACAAACTTTGTCATTTTCTCTTAGTCTATCAACATTGGTTCCTATGAGCTTCGCTACCTCGCCGAAAGTAGCTGTGGTCATAACACCATCTCCTATAAATTTTGTTAATATTATGATATAAGCACATCCTATATCACTTATATTTATACATAGTGACTCTATTTATAGCAATGTATTTGTAAAGAATAGGTATTTATGGTGTAAATAGTGCGTAAAAAAGGAGGGCAATCAAAATTAAATGATTCACCCTCCCAGGTTTTTGCGCTACTAGTCTTCTTTTAATTTTCCAGTAGGGAAATCAGGCTTTTCGATTTCGACTTCAATTTCGTTTGTCTCTTCGTCGATTCTTTTAGCTGCTGTTTGAACAACACCTACACCTGTACCAACTACAGCAGTTCCAACATCAACACTTGTCTCAACGACAAACTGTCCTGTTTCAACTACATCAGTTGCTATTGCTGTGCTTATATCCGCTGCTGCTGTAACTCCAGTATCAACTGCCGTTGCAACGACATTTTTTACTGTATCTACACCAGTGCTAATTGAAGCACATCCTACGGCTGTAATTAAGAATAAAGCGCTTATTATTCTTTTCATATTACTTCCTTGGAACATAATGTTCCTATATGGGTTAATTTTGGTAACCGTTATATTTATACAAATTGGCCTGCCCAACAGGAGTCGAACCTGTAACCTACAGCTTAGAAGGCTGTTGCTCTATCCAGTTGAGCTATGGGCAGTTAAACTTTATAGTTGGGATAATTCGTAATCGTCTCTTGCGTCGAGAAGTTTAGGGACAAAGTCGTCCCTTGTTTCAACAAAGACAGCTGGACCGTCATCTTGTTGAGCCATTAATATTACTGTTTGATCTACAGGGATACCTGTTCTTTCTTCAAACATAATGGCATAAGCAGAACATTGCATAAAATAATTATAGCATTGTGATCTGGTTTTTCTTTTGTTAGATGTTTTAAAATCTATAATAGAAAGTCTACCTTTGTATTCGGCAATACAATCTACCTGTCCGCCTAGGCGAAGGTGATCTGAGTATAGGGTTGCTTCTAAAGCATAAATGTTATCTATATCAGATAATAAAGGTTTCATAGTCTGAAGATACATCTCTTTATTGGAGATATCTAAAGACAATACTCCCTCCTCTTCTAATGTAGATTCGTTTAATAAATGATGTTCAACTAATTTGTGAATTGAAGTTCCACGATTAGCTGCTTGTGTAGCTATTTTATTAGCTGCTGCATGTCCTATCTTTTTCTTCCAAGCATCAATATAGGGCTTAGATTTATGAGATAGAATTGTAGTAACAGAAGGATACAGACGGCCGTCAGGTGTTTCGTACCTGCGTCCGTTTTCTGTATTCTTTCTTTTTAGTTGATCTATTTCAACTGATATGTGATTGAACAAATTGTTCTCCTATATCCAACATTTATAACCAGTGCAATCATCGATGTCGGAACCACAATGTATGCAATATCCTTCTTCTTTTGCCTGGCGTTCTTCCTGCTCCATGTGAGCTGCCTCAGCAGCGTAGTCTGCTGCTGTTTGTTCTTGTATTGGATCAAAGTTAAATGGTTGTGCCATTATACTAGCCCTCCGTCTCTTTCTCCGCCTGCACAGTATCCTGAAATGTATCCAGGACCGTATTGGTTTCTAGAATCTACTTTGTAGTTCTGTCTAAGTAGGTTGCCTCTAGCTTTGTTAAGAGCTGGAGCAGCCCATCCTGCTGCTAAAAGTACATCGCCTTCGTTGAATTTTTCGTGTGATAAGTTAATGAAACCCCATACACTTCTGTTACCACCACTACCGTCAGTAGTGATAATTTTACAGAATTTACGGCCTGCTTTAAAAGTACAACCATAGTCTTTTAAACTAGGGAATGATTTGAAATGTTGATTTTCAATGTCTTGGCAAAGTGCCTCGATTTTTGTAGTTAGTTCTTTATTCATATTATTTAGTCCTCACTTTTTATTTAATATACATACATTATGCACTCAACTGAACCATTTGTCAACCTTTTTCTGTGCTTTTTCCAAAAGAATTTTATCAGCCTTATCAAGGAGTTGTAACAATAATGCCTTTTCTTTCATGTAAACCTTAGCAAAATGCTCATCATGTTCGGTTATAGACTTAGTATTATCCAACAAATCGGCTATTTTTATAGTCTGGCCTGATCTAGAAGCTTGTGCTGAGTGTTCTCTGTCTAATCCCTTTCTGAAAGCTCTGTTACCATCTTCTGGTACTGAGACATCAGTCAATTCTTCTACTAAATCAGCTACAACATGTCCAAAGTTGAACGCTATTTGGTCCAAAGTTACATCACAATCCTCGACTGTATCGTGTAAAACTGCAGCCATAAGCATTTCTTCTGTATGTTCTACAGTTTTAACGATTTCCATTACTGCCAAAGGGTGTACGATATAAGGTTCACCAGTGTATTTTCTAGTCTGTCCTTCATGTGCTTTTGTAGCAAATTGTATGGCTTTATCTAATTGTTTCATGCTTACATTATGCACTCTTTAGGACCAAAAGTCAAGCACTTTTATTCATTCTTTTCCTCATATTTTACCCTAGCAAGTATGTACTCTTTGACTAATTCAGAGCGTACAATGTCTTCGGGTAAAAATTCGACTGTTCCAAATGAGGGCATATCCTCTGCTATTTGTATAAACTTCTTCATTCCTGATTTATCATTACTCTTGTATAAGTCAGTCTGTCTAAAATCACCACAAAAGATGATCTTAGAACTATTACCTACTCTTGTCATAATACTGTTAATTTCCATATCATTCATATTCTGACATTCGTCAACGACTATAATAGAGTTATCTAATGTAATACCTCTTACAAAGGAGGTGCACATAAAGTATAGCTTCTTTTGTTCCATAAGTCTATCGTATGGTTTTTCTTTTTGTGGGAATAACTCGTCCATCATATTCTGATATGGTATAGAATAAACATCTATCTTTTCTCCATAGTCTCCTGGCAAGTGTCCTATTTCTCTAGAAGGAACTGCTGAACGAATAATTATTAATTTGTTATACGGACCACCTCTGTTAATCACATCTTCCATTGCTTTATACATGGCAATAAAAGTCTTACCTGTACCAGCAGAGCCATGTAATAATAACGCATCTTTGCGTTTGTACATTTGCCAGAATAAATTTTGTGTGTTAGTGATTGGATCGAATCTTGCGAGATCCTGTGGTTGTATTTTGAGTGGCGTAGATCGCCTGGTGTGTTGTTTGTCTTGAACTAGTTGTAAATTACGTCTAGCCATATATTGTTCTCCTGTTAGTTGAAAGTCTATGTAACATAAAGTGCTACCCTAACATGATATAATGTTTTCTATAAGTCCTCCTTAAATATTGTCTGGTTTAGATTCTGCCATTAATCCACCTACTCTTTTCTTGACATCCTTTACAACATTTCTAACTTTGACTGAGCTAGAATCTTTTTTGCCGTAATCTTCTGCCATAGGTGAATATGGATTAGCTTCTGCTACTCTTGATAAAACATCTTTAAACCCACTAGAGGTTTTAGTTCTATCGCCAGTTGTTTGTACTAATCCGGGCGCTTTGGTTATGATTGTTTTTGTTCCTGGGTTTTCTTCTAGGTATTTGCAACGAGCGTCCCATGACATCATCTCGTCCCAGACTTCACCCTTATCATTCTCGAAACTGTATATTGGCATTATGTATCCTTAGTGTGCAACAGGTACGGCTATTTCTTCCATTCCGTCTATAATTTTATTTATAAGCTTTCTGGCAGGGTAGGAGAATAGTTCTGAGTTGTAACCTCTGATTAAACAGTCTTTAATATACAATGGATCAACCTGTGCGAGTGTATCTCGAGTATGCCCTATTCTTTTCCAACCGTATGTGTTCAAACATAAAACAGCCAAGTCTATTTCGTCCTGTGTGTAGAACGCCATCCTATACCCTTTAATTACTTTCGGGTGTGGTTCCTGTTTTGGAAATTCTATTACCTTAGCCATCTTATTTTTATTTATACTCATGTGTGGTTTTACCTTACATATTGGTAAACATACTAGCAGTATTAAGGGTCTGGTAAACAATAAATCTATTTTTTGTTACATTTATTCTATGATTTTGACTGTTATTTAGCATAAAAAAGCCTGTTCCTTTCCTTGTAGGAGCAATATAATCTTCCATGAATAATGTACTGTCCTCATTGTCTTGTATGTTTATTAACAGTACACCTAGTATACCTCTGTTATCTATATGATAACCCATTTCAAATCCTTCCTTATCATTTATAACTAGTGCTTGACTTTTAGGTATATTAAAGTTTTTCCAATGAGGTGCTTTCCACATTTGATCTATCAACAGTTGATCTGTAGATATAATAATGTTATTAAGATTGTCTATGTGTTCGTTCCATTTGTATGTCCAATTCTCATCATAGGGTTTTAGCATTTCTACTCTTAGTTGAGAAGGTATTGTTCCGTCGTAATGTATGTGTGGTTCATTAGGTGTCCATTCAACTTCAGGCAAATCCCAGTCCTTAATTTCCCACAAAGGTTCAACGCCTGGCCTGTCTATATAATTAGCTTCCAATTTCTATTTCCTCAGGTGGCTCTCTGTATCTATCTAATCCTCTGGATAGTCTTATAAGGTGGTCCATGTATATGTCGTCCCAAGTCTCTTGTACACCATGAAAACTTTTACAACCCAATCCTTTTATATATCGTAAATCTTCATACTCAGGGAATATCTCAAAGAAGTCTTCTTTCCTACTTTCGTCTAACCAAAAATGTTTCCAATATAATCTATCCCATTCCGGATCTTGAGGTGTATTGTTCATAACATTTTTTAAATTTTCAAAGTCCACTGCTGAGTTTCCCCATGTAGTATGTCCACG